ATGACGGATTATCAGCCATACAGGAAAGGAACTGTGCTTGCCCCAACTGGGCCATGCAATCATCTTCATGTGATTTGTAATGATCCTGTTTATTACCCCGTTAACGATTGTTATTGTGTTTTAGTTGTTAATATTTCTAGTATCAAGGATGGTGTCCCCCACGATCCGTCTTGCGTCTTGAATTCTGGTGATCATCGCTTTATCAAGCATCCAAGTTATGTTGTTTACGCTGAAGCTATAATTTGGCGAGTGGATAACATGGTTAGAAAGCAGCGATCGGGTGAGATTTCCGTTCATGATGATATGCCAGAAGCTACATTCAATAGAATTCTGGACGGTTTTGATATATCTGATGAAGTTACGCCAAAGAACCTTAAATTTAAAAATAAATATTGCGTATCATCTATTGATGATGAGTAAACAACAGGAATTGTTTCGGTATAGCTTCTGGAGTTTTCTATGGAAGATCAAAAAGCAACCAAGCCACAGGTTAAGTTCGACACAATGAAAGCATTCGCAGGTATGGGTGCTGCTGTTGAAGTTCTGATGAAGGCTGCTCCTAATGCGTTCACTCACGCTACTGTCTCTGGTAAAGAGCAGCAGGGTGAGCTTCGTCGTCGCAAAGCAGTATGATCATAGCTGGTGCTTTTTGAAAACCCGCCTTTAGGCGGGTTTTTTCTTTAGTGATGTTCTTTGCCCTTCTGTTTGCCTGTTCTGACCTGTTCCCACTCGATACGTCCTTCTTCTCGTCTTTTGTCTATGTATTCCGCAAGATCCTGAATATTGATGCAACGTTTTGCTTTTTGTGATGTGCCGATGCGATATGTTGGAACGGGCAACTTACAAGCGTTTGCTTTTGCTTCTGCCGTGGCTGGACTCATGCCAAAGTACTTTTGGCTAACTGCTGAGAGTTCAATGTTAGGGGTATTGAATTCAGCCATCAGTAAAAACAAGGTGTTCATAATTTTCTCCATCAAAACCGGCTGCACCCGGGAAAATCATAATTCTGTGCTGGTGGCAGGAATTAGTTTCTGCCAGATAGCGGAAACATATTTTGCCTGATGACGGGCATCAGCCAGGGCGTTGTGCCGTTCGCCATCGAAAGGCATGTCCATTTTTGGGTCGAATCCGATGGAACGCCCAAGCGTAACGATCGTGCGTACATCGTGGTCATTCCAGTACGCCCACGGGCAGATTTGTCCTGCTCGTTCATAAGCTCCGCGTAAAATTACGTTGTCGAAGGTGGCCCCGTTACCCCAAACTTTTAAATATTTCGTATTGCCTGCGTGCCGATTAATGAAATGGCTCAGTTCAGAGAGTGCATCGCTGATCGACAAAGTATCATCAATACAGATTGCAGCTCGTGCTTCAGGGCTTTGTTTCAACCACCACAGGATGGTATCGCCGTCAGGTGTGGCCCCTTGCTCCATAGCACTTTCCAGGCTAACAACCGTATAGAATTCTTGTCCGATGTCTCCGGTTTCTGGAGTGAAGAACACCGCGCCAATGGAAACGATCGGTGCATCCTTATTTTTCCCCATCGTCTCAAGGTCGATCATTAAGTTGTTCATCACTTCACCTCCTGCGGCGGTTCCGGTAGCGGCATCCAGTGAGTTGCTTGCTCAATACCATTACCCGGCTTAATCGTTGCATCTCCGCGCCGAAAGGTGCTTCCGGTATAGCGTGCGGAGCATATTAGCGGTTCAACCAGAGAGCTATCGAAATTTATCGAAATAAGCACGTTCTGGCCCTTTTCAGGCATTCGATCACTACAGCTTATCCAACTATCCGGAGTTCCCGGAGAGTTGCCATTTACATCGAAGTTTGGCTCTGCGTCCTGAACCAGGAGGATGTAACCATTCTTGGCCGTATCAAGTTCTAACGCCTCGGTGACGGTGCCGAAATAGCGATTACCTAAATCAGCATCACAAGTGCTAACATCAATGGAAACTTCCATGCCTTCGATTAATTCTGGCAAGTTGTAAGTTTGGTTTACAGGTTGGCCTCCCTGAAGCATGGCGGCGCGGTGACACCAGATAATCCAGCCAAGCGCCATATCCCATGCCATGTATTCTCTATCACCATTTTTTGCCCTGCGGCGATCTACAGATTCCCCGAAACGCTTCTCCATAAATAATTCATAGGCTGCCCGTTCATCCGATACTGCTGCCAGCGATGCCAGTGCAATTTTAAATGCGGTAAGTATGTTGTTAACCACACCTATTTCGAATGCTATTTCACTACATACAAACGATTTATCGTCTATTATCGACTCAATTCCGGTAATCGTGTTCTGTAACCATTCTTTGGTAATAGTATTCATAACTATTTCACCTTAATCTCAACATTTCGCAGCTTTAGCTCTACTGGCAGGTCTGACTTTCCGGTTAATGCTAATGCGAGATTTTCTGGAGTAATGAGAGCAGTTATTGTTTTCCCCCTCGCCAGACGAATAATCATTCGAATCTCGCAATCGTCACATGCTCCCGGTCGAACAATTGATATTTGTCCATTCATCTCACGCTCCTTTGATGCCAATGTTTACAGCCTGGCAAGCCTCGTTGAGCACCCAGTCAACCGCGTTTTTCCATGCTCCGGTTTCGACTGGCGGATTCTCACACTTTACCTGTTCATAGAAACGCACTGCTTTAACTAGTCCTTCCGGCACTACCGACGCTGGCGGGGCAGCATAAAGCTCATGCATCCCATCAGGCAGCGAGTGACCTACATACTCACTGAACCCGTCAACACACATACCCCCATCTTCAACAATGCATGACGCTACAGGCTTCACATCCAGCGATGCGTCCAATACATCGAGCAATGCCAGTACAACCGCAGGATTAAATGCAGCGATATAACGAGCGTTGTTCTCTGCATTTTTCTGGCCGTCAAAGCCCGGCCATTTGATAATGTCGTCACAACGGTACATACCCCGGCGTATGTACCGCATATGTACCAGTGTCCGACGAGATGAATGCACGCCATTCACCCTGTGTTGCCTGTTTTGCTATCTCACGCAGTGCCTGATAGTTAACTTCACTCACTGGTTGCCTCCTTTACGGATCTGCGCTGCGATGCACGAAAAAAAAGACTTTCGCGTATGACTGTTAAGAGCTGGCGCGAACGCCGCGTTAAGAACGGCAGCATCACAGCCGTCATCGATATAGAGCGCAATTTTTTTCTCCAGGCGTGCTTTGGCTTCCTGCAACTGCATACCCCGGCACGCACGCGGGATATACTCAGCAATTTGAGCGATAGATTTTTCGTTCTGTTTAAACATGCTTCACCTCGATAGGCTTGATGGTATCGATCAGCAGTCGGCGGCGAGTATTTTCTGCAAAGTGGCGGCGTCCGGTTTCTTTGTGGTAAAATTCGTTTTTTCCGACGACCCACATCCGCTTTGTCTGGTGCAGTTTTTTTACCTGCGGACCGTCTCGGGTGATAACAATTCCTGTATGAGTTTTTATCACGCTCATTTTTTATTCTTCGGTGCTTTCGGCATTACTGCCCAGTGAGTGATATTGACGTTTTCAAGGTCCCCGACCTGAAATGTCCACTGCCATTCTCCGGTTTCTTTTTGTCCCCAGGTGTACCAGAGAGAACGCCAGCCAATTAGCCAGCCTTCTCCGTTAGCATCAAATAACAGAACACTTTCATTTGCTGGCGGCAGTTCAGCTGACACTGGTATTATTTTGTTTTCCAGTGCCGCACATTTAGCTTCAAGCGCATTGAATTTACGTACCAAGTACTCAGCATTTGTTTCATTCACTTTCAGATCTCGTGGTACACATTTCCCGCGAAGAAACCCTTCCATTTCGAAAACATTCATGCGCATTTGCGTAACTCCGATAACTCGTTAAAACGTTCCATAAACATCCCATAGGCATGGCCTGGCGACAGTGGAATAACTTTGAACATCTCTGTTGCCGGGATACCTTCCAGAACAGGCCAGAAAGAGCCATCATCAAGCCCGAGATCACGGCGTTCGGTTGCCAGCATAATGAGATCGGCATATTTCACTGGCGTGCTCATAACAGGAGGTAACCCGTATTTCTCACGGATTACGGCGTCTATTTTTTCTTCCATCCGTTTATAGTCAGGAAGAAGTCGTTTCAGTGGCGCGGGGATGTCCTGGCAATATGCTTCTGTTGCATCATGCATTAACGCTTCAAAAGCAAATTCCTGCGGCACCAGCTGGCTGCAAAGCACCGCATGCTGGGCGACACTGTAGAAGTGTGAAAGATGTCCTGCAAAGCGACAGATATTTGAAAGGGAAACTGCGATATCGTTAATCACGATGTCGTCTTTATTTATCTTGTCATAATAAAAATGCTTCCCGGAAAAAGTTTTAATAAATGACATTTCGTTCTCCACTTTATATGCGCTGCACCGCGCTGAATTCTGCTAAAAGGAAGCTCTCACCATCCGGTGATTATTGAGTTAATTACGTTTCCATAAATGCCCCCGCAGGGGCATTTGCAGTAATGAAATCAGGCGGTGAAAGTACCAATAAAGGTTTCTACTTTGCTGTCTTTGAATTTCTCAACAAGCAGATCACGAAATTCGTTAGCCATTTCTTCCTGCATCGCTTCCAGCTGAATAATGCGCAGAACCAGTACAGGACGATCGCCAGTGATAATGCTGAGGCGTAATTTAAACGGACGTTCTTTCAGGCCTTCAAACGGAACGCATTTAAATTCAAATGCCACTGGCATAATGTCTTTGGTTTTCGCTTCGACAGACTCCATCAGAGAGCGTTTGCCGCTGAAGTCATTGTCTTCAAAATCAGCGGTCTGGTTTGCTTCAATTGTGATTTTACGGACTGCCGCAGCCGCTTTGGTTGCCTGAATGGTGTCACCATTAGCATCAAAGCCCACAAGGTAGTCGGCCCAGTCTTCAATCCATTCTGCCAGTGACTTCTGGGAGTTACGCTCGCCGTTAACAGACAACAGGGCAGAGAACGGTGCTGTCTTTTTCAGTTTGAGAGTGGCGGTGTTATCTGCGTGACCTGGTTCATCAATAGTACCCAGGTTAAGCACACTGACGGCTCGCATATTATCGGCATCGATAAAGCAGCGGGTGCCTTCATCTGCAAGATCTTTAGAATAACGGGTAAAGTCATCGATGCTGGCAGTGGAAAGCGCACCACGGAAACGGAAGCGATTTAAATTAAATTTTTCCAGATCATGAATGCGGAAATTTTCAGGTAATGCCACTGCGTCGGCACCAATCTTACTGATAATTTCATTAACACCCTGAGCAGAAATAAGGGCATGGATTTGATTAATTGCGGTTGCGTCTAAGTTCTGAGACATAATAAGTCCTCACTATATAAAGATATTCAGTGATGAGATAAATAATCAGTTAATTAAGAACGATATTAATGACCTGCTGCGCGGAGTTTTCCGTCAGGTTCACCGGCAAGAGTCAGTAATTGTCCCTGGTCTTCCTGCAGAATAGTCAGGCGACCACCGCGATTGACATACATCGGCGTTTCGGTGGTGTCTTCTTCGGAAATTTTCCCGCGGTTAGTCGGGCGAACATATGAGAGTTTGTGTTTGATTTTCACACGGTTCTCATCAAATGGTTCGATTTCCAGGTTGAGTGAGACCTTCCCTTTGGTTTTCGTGTTCATCACACCGGAAGCGACTTCACTGAGAACTGCGCCGATTTTGGTTTCAAATACGCCGCCGTCCAGCTCCCCGATAAATGCCTGCACATCAGTACTGCGTTCGCTAGCCATTTTGCTGCTCCTCATCATATCGACCCTGCAAGGTCGGTTGGTTTCTCCACAAAACAGAGAAGAACACCTGCGGTGGCAGCCGCCCGGATGGATTGGGTTATGAGCCCGTCGTCCGGTGATGCTCTTCTCTGTTTTGTAAAAAGAGCGGTACCAGCCGGAAGCAAGTGTACAAACTGGTACCGCCAGGACTACACACAGCATAAAGTTGTGGTGCCGGGTGCCTCCCGGTGCCTGGCGAAGGTTGCACACCAGGCGGGTGGGTATCCACAGAAGGTCGACTGTCAGCCTCAACCTTAACCCGCGTGCGCTGAGCCGCATTCACCACAACGCTAAGGATTCTCTCTGGTTGAAAATACTTAGCTGTTATGTGCCTGCTTTTAGCCACATCAGGCGAGGTGGTAGGTACGTGAGCTACTTGGTGGTATTTGCCTTCGATGAGGCAAGATAGGCATCAAGATCACTTTTTAGGTAAATAACCTTTCTACCGATTTTTAAAAAAGGTATTCGAACTTTTCCTGTGCTAGCCCAATTAGCTAAGGTTTGCGCTTCTACGCCGATATAGGCTGCGGCGTCTTCTCTATTCATTTTTTCATGTTGTTCTGACAGAATACTCGTTGCTTCAAAATCAAAGCCCAGCCTTTCAAAGGCATAGATAATAGAGCCCAAAGCCATTTGTTTAACTGTTCTGTAGTTACTGCTTTCAACTTGGCTTAATGCAGTTTTTGCTGCTTCAATCACCACAAGCCAGGCATCTCGTTGGTTGTCGATACTGCCATCCATATTCACTCTCCTGCCATGTGCGAATCATCCGGTCATTCATACGCCACCGTCGGCTACTTCGTGGGAGTCCTGCCTGTTCGTTACTGCAACATCTTTAAGTTGTAATCTAGTTGTTGTTTTGGTTGTTGTCAACAACTTTATGTGGTTTTGACGGATGTGAAATGGGGGCTAGGGTTATCAAAAAAGGAGGTTGTATGGACGATGCGCTTTTAATTACACAATGGACACTTTCCTTCCGTGATTGGAAACTCTCAAATCACGGGAGGAAGATTGAAAAGGCGGGTAATAATGGTAACTAAATTTCTGAAGGAGTGTTTTTTGATGCATTACCAAGTGCGCGATGACCAGAATACTCTACCTATAACGTGAATTCTGGAACGCCTATCTTCGAAGGTGAGTATTTCATCTGGATACTCATCTTTATTGAAACTTCTTAGAATCAGACCACCGTCAGGTAAATTGATCAATATTTTAACTCTAAGTAATACGCCATCACGTATAGCATAAAGATCCCCATCACGAATAGGAACTGTTTGGGAAACATCAACAGCAACAAAATCTCCATTGTTAAGTACAGGTAGTAAACTATTACCCCAAATTTTTACGATCTTTGCATTGGAGACACATACACCAGCTTTCCTTAAATCAATCCTTCTTAGCGGGAACCAGTCTACAGTTGATTCAACTATTTCAGCCAAACATCCATTACCCGCTGATAACTCGACATCTAGGACAGGAATGTTTGCAAAAATGTCAGGATCTAATGTTGTACTTTCAGCCTCCTTTACAACAAGGTTTGGGAAAGACGCGTTATCCTCAATGCCCAATTGCAACCACTTTTGAGAAACCCCTAACACTTTAGCAATCTCTTTAATTTTCCGAGGCTGTTGAGTTTCTCCATTCTCGATTTTCGCTACGGATTGTTGTGAAAGCCCAATTTTTTCAGCTAGTTGCGCCTGACTCATTCCTGCTTTTTCTCTTTCGCTTTTTAGTCTTTCTGCCAATGTTTTCACAACATATCCCCCTCGTTTTTATTGAGGTTACAACTTTATGTTTTAGCTTTCCAACATCTAAAAGTTGTGATAAAAGTTGTTGTAGTTGTATAATCGAAGTTATCAACAACTTTACTACTTACAGATAGGAGAAAGCTATGACACCTGAGCAATTAGCCTTATCAGAGGCAATCGCTCTGGCTGGTGGTCAATCAGAATTGGCTCGGAAGCTCACAGCCAGCAGTGGTCGTTTAGTAAAGCAACAACATGTCTGGAACTGGTTGAACAGAGAAAAGCGTCCCCCTGCAAAGCTCTCGATATTCATTGAAATGACCACTGGCGTATCAAAAGAAAAATTACGTCCAGATATTTTTCAAAAGATTAAAGACTTATCAGATGGAAAGTAACCACAGTTTTAAGGAGATAGCCGTGGGTAAGCATCACTGGAAAGTAGAAAAACAGCCTGAGTGGTACGTGAAAGCTGTCAGAAAAACTATCGCGGCGTTGCCGGGTGGTTACGCTGAAGCAGCTGAGTGGCTGGATGTAACAGAGAACGCTTTATTCAATCGCCTTCGTGCCGATGGCGATCAGATTTTCCCGCTGGGATGGGCAATGATTTTACAACGTGCTGGTGGAACTCACTTCATTGCTGACGCTGTGGCGCAGTCTGCAAATGGCGTCTTTGTGTCTCTTCCTGACGTCGAGGATGTGGACAACGCCGATATTAACCAGCGTCTGCTGGAAGTCATTGAACAGATCGGCAGTTATTCCAGACAGATTCGTTCAGCAATCGAAGACGGTGTAGTGGAACCGCATGAGAAGACAGCAATTAACGACGAACTGTATCTCTCAATTTCGAAGCTCCAGGAGCATGCAGCACTGGTCTACAAAATCTTCTGCGCTCCAGAAAAGAGTAACGCCCGCGAGTGTGCAGCTCCGGGCGTCGTGGCGTCGATTGCTTCTGGTTGTGGAGAAACTAACGCATGAACAGTTTAACAACACACTACCGTCGTTCGCAACTGATTGCGCTTCCTGTACCGGGTGGAAAAGCGAAGGTGGAATATTGCTATGCAGTGAATGTACCAGGTGACAGGGAAATTGTAACCCACAGCTTTGCAGAGTGGGCTGTGGGTGATTTCAACCGGCAGAAGGAGACAGTCCTTTGCGACAAGTTAACCGCTGGTTCAAAGATCACTACGGAGTGCCCGTCAGAGTCATTCGTTGGGAGCCGGAAACACAACGGGTTATCTACCTCCGTGAAGGCTATGAACATGAGTGCTTCAGCCCGCTCGAACAGTTTCGTCGTAAATTCAGGGAAATAGAGGTCGGTCATGAGCCTGTTAATGACATCCCAGCCCATTGTGATAAATCGTGATCTTGCATGCCGTATTGGTCTGAATGAGGCAATTGTGTTGCAGCAGCTTCATTACTGGCTGAATGAAACGAATTCCGGCACTGAGCATGGCGGAATTCGCTGGGTTTATAACACGACAGAACAGTGGCTGGAGCAGTTTCCGTTCTGGTCAGAGTCCACTCTGAAACGCACATTTGCAAGCCTGAAATCACTTGGGGTTTTGCGTCGCGAGCAACTCAATAAATCGAAGCGTGACATGACCAACTTCTACACGATCAACTATGAAAGTGAGCTTCTAGAAGAGGTCAAAGTGAACGAATCCATCAGGTCAAAATGCACTTCTCCATCGGGTCAAAGTGACCTGATGGATGGGCGCAAAATGACACGATCCATTGGTTCAAAACGACACGCTGTCATCGGGTCAAAATGGCCCAATGATCTTACAGAGAATACAACAGAGATTACTACAGAGAATAAAACCTCTTCTCGTCCGGACGCTTCGCAACCGGACACGCAGATGGCTGAACAGGATTTTTTAACTCGCCATCCTGATGCGGTTGTATTCAGCCCTAAAAAGCGCCAGTGGGGAACGCAGGATGATTTGACCTGCGCACAGTGGCTCTGGAAAAAAATCATCGCTCTGTACGAGCAGGCCGCCGAATGTGACGGCGAAGTGGTACGTCCTAAAGAACCGAACTGGACAGCCTGGGCAAACGAAATTCGCCTGATGTGTGTACAGGATGGGCGTACTCACAAACAAATCTGCGAGATGTACAGCCGCGTCAGCCGCGATCCGTTCTGGTGCCGTAACGTGCTCAGCCCGTCGAAGCTGCGGGAAAAATGGGATGAGCTTTCCCTGCGCTTATCGCCGTCCGTCAGCACGCACACAGAAAAACGCGAAGACCCGTACTTCAAAGCCAGTTACGACAACGTGGACTACAGCCAGATCCCGGCAGGATTCAGGGGGTGATCATGAGTCTTTTGAATGACGTTCAGAAATTCATTGAAGCCCATCCGGGGTGTACTTCCGCAGACATTGCGGATGCTTTTGCAGATTACTCACGGCAGCGCGTTCTGCAGTCAGCAAGCAAGTTACGTCAGAGTGGGCGTGTGGCTCACCGTTGTGAAGGAGATACACGCAGACATTTCCCGCGCCTGACTGAGAGAGCGCAGGAGCTGGAACCACAACCAGTTCGTGAAACCAGACCTGTGCGTAATTTCTGTGTCGGCACTAACGATCCCCGGGTGATTTTATGCCTGACCCGCCAGGCTGAAGAACTGGAGTCGAGGGGGTTATACCGTCGTGCTGCAACGGTGTGGATGGCGGCATTCCGTGAAAGCCACTCCCAGCCAGAACGAAACAATTTTCTGGCGCGTCGTGAGCAGTGCTTACAGAAAAGCAGCAAGCGCGCAGCATCGGGTGAAGAGTGGTATCTGTCAGGGAATTACGTGGGGGCTTAATGAGTAATAAATATTGTCAGGCACTGGTGGAACTGCGGAACAAACCAGCCCATGAACTGAAGGAAGTGGGCGATCAGTGGCGCACGCCGGACAACATTTTCTGGGGAATTAACACTCTGTTTGGCCCGTTTGTTCTGGATCTGTTTACTGACGGTGATAACGCCAAATGTGCCGCGTATTACACGGCGGAAGATAACGCGCTGGCGCATGACTGGTCAGAACGTCTTGCGGAGCTTAAAGGTGCTGCCTTTGGTAATCCCCCATACAGCCGCGCCAGTCAGCATGAGGGGCAATACATCACCGGCATGCGTTACATCATGAAACATGCCAGTGCCATGCGTGATAAGGGCGGGCGCTATGTTTTCCTGATCAAAGCGGCCACCAGCGAAGTGTGGTGGCCGGAAGATGCAGATCATATTGCTTTTATTCGCGGGCGTATTGGTTTTGAACTGCCTGCCTGGTTTATACCGAAGGACGAGAAGCAGGTGCCGACAGGCGCTTTCTTCGCTGGTGCTATTGCTGTTTTCGACAAGACCTGGAAGGGACCGGCAATCAGCTACATCGGGCGCGATGAACTTGAGGCATGTGGTGAGGCGTTTCTGGCGCAGGTTCGCCAGCAGGCGGAAAAACTGGTCAGGGAGATGGCGGCATGACGACGTTAACTCAATGCCAGCAGCAGGTGCTGGATATGCTGATTTCTTACCAGAAAGAACGTGGCTTCCCGCCAACCAATCAGGAGGTGGCAACCATGCTGGGATACCGTTCAGTGAATGCAGCGGTGGAACATCTTCGCGCACTGGAGAAAAAAGGCGTCATCACGATAAAGCGTGGCGTGGCTCGGGGGATAACGCTTCATACCGCGGTGAAGGACGACGACAGCGAGGCGGTCGGGATTATCCGCTCACTGCTTGCCGGTGAGGAAAACGCAAGGCTGCGTGCAACTCACTGGTTACATGAGAGAGGCCTGAAAGTATGAAGCTGATCCTGCCTTTCCCGCCCAGCGTGAACACGTACTGGCGACACCCCAACAAAGGGGCATTTGCTGGTAAGAGCCTGATAAGCGCGGCGGGGCGCAAATTCCAGAGCGCGGCGTGTGCAGCAATAGTTGAGCAGTTACGTCGTCTGCCAAAACCAACGTCGGCACCTGCTTCAGTGGAGATCGTGTTGTTTCCTCCGGATAACCGGATCCGCGATCTGGACAACTATAACAAGGCGCTGTTTGACGCCCTGACCCACGCGGGTGTGTGGGAAGACGACAGTCAGGTGAAAAGAATGCTGGTGGAGTGGGGACCGGTTATCCCGGAAGGGAAGGTTGAGATCACTATCAGTAAGTACGAGAAACCGGCGGGTGCAGCCGCCTGATTAAGAGGAGAAACGAAGTATGAATAATCTGATGGTTATTGATGGTATTGAAGTTCGTCGTGATGCTTATGGGCGTTACAGCCTGAACGATCTGCATCGGGCTGCCGGGGGAGAACAAAAAAACCGCCCGAAATACTGGCTCTCCAATAAGCAAACCTGTGAACTGATTGAACAACTTTTCACCGAGGGTGGAATTCCGCCTCTGGAAAAGAATCAACCAGTTAGCGTTATTAATGGCGGAAATAACCAGGGGACGTATGTCTGCAAAGAACTGGTGTATGCCTATGCAATGTGGATCAGTCCGTCATTCCATCTGAAGGTGATCCGTACTTTCGATATGGTAACCAGCGCACCGGAAAAATTATCCGGGCAGGCTGCTGACAAGATGCAGGCTGGTGTGATTCTGCTGGACTTTATGCGTCGGGAATTAAACCTGTCTAACTCATCTGTGCTTGGGGCTTGTCAGAAACTCCAGGAGGCTGTTGGCTTACCGAATCTGGCTCCGCGCTATGCAATTGATGCTCCTGCCGATGCACCCGATGGCTCAAGTCGCCCTACGCTGTCACTGAGTGCACTGCTGAAGCAGTATGGTATCCGCCTGACGGCTAATCAGGCATATCACCAGATGGTGAAGCTGGGGATCGTCGAGCAGCGCGAACGATACAGCCGTACCGCGATTAACAACATCAAAAAATTCTGGTCGCTGACAGCGAAAGGCTGCATGTTCGGCAAGAACATCACCAGTCCCGCAAATCCGCGCGAGACGCAGCCGCATTTCTTCGAATCCCGATTCCCTGAGCTGTTAAAGCTGCTCGATACCGTTCATTGAGGTGACCGTGAGAGCACTACTGACCCCTGAAATAGCCCCGCGTATGGGGATCGTATTGTTCAGACCAGGTTCAGAGCTGATGCCCCTGTTTATGCAGGGGCGTGTACTGCTGGAGCCTGAGCCGGAACGTTATTCATCTTTCGCCAGTGGTGCCGTTCCCGCAGCATCACAACCGCTGGCGGATGATCCTGCTGTTCGGGCCGTGTTCCGCAATGAGGCAGTGATCCGTCGTGCTGGTGGCGTGGAATGTCTTGAAAGCTGGTTACTTCGTGAAAAGGGCTGTCAGTGGCCTCATTCCAACTGGCACAGCGAGAACATGACCACAATGCGACACGCTCCGGGCGCAATCCGTCTGTGCTGGCACTGCGATAACCAGCTGCGCGATCAGTTCACGGAACGGCTGGAATCAATGGCAACGGATAACTGTGCCCGCTGGGTGTTGTCTGTTGTGCGTCGGGATCTCGGTTTTGATGATAGTCACGTTGTGACAATGCCGGAACTGTGCTGGTGGCTGATTCGTAATGATCTGGCGGATGCCTTACCGGAAAGCGCAGCCCGTAAGGCACTGAGATTACCGAAGCCTGTTGTGCCGTCTGTCACCCGGGAAAGTGACCTTGTGCCTTCGGTTCCTGCCACCAGCATCATCCAGGATAAAGCGAAAAAGGTGCTGGCGCTGAAAGTGGATCCGGAATCGCCGGAGTCTTTTATGTTACGCCCAAAACGTCGCCGCTGGGTTAACGAAAAGTACACGCGCTGGGTTAAGACGCAGCCGTGTGCATGTTGTGGAAAGCCTGCTGATGATCCCCACCACCTGATAGGCCACGGTCAGGGTGGAATGGGTACAAAAGCGCATGACCTCTTCGTGCTGCCTTTGTGCAGAAAGCATCACAACGAGCTGCATGCGGATACCGTGGCATTTGAAGAGAAGTATGGCTCCCAGCTGGAGCTGATATTTCGTTTTATCGATCGCGCGCTGGCAACTGGCGTGCTGGCGTAAGTGGAGAACGAGCATGAACCTTGAGGCCTTACCAAAATATTACTCCCCAAAATCTCCAAAATTGAGCGATGACGCACTGGCGACAGGCTCGGGTGGTTTAACGATTACGGATGTGATGGCTGCGCAGGGGATGGTGCAGTCAAAAGCACCGCTTGGGTTTGCTTTATTCCTGGCAAAAGTTGGTGTTCAGGATCCTCAGTTTGCGATTGAAGGTCTGCTCAATTACGCGATGGCACTGGATAACCCGACATTGAACAAATTGAGTGAAGAAACCCGGTTACAGATCATCCCTTACCTTGTGAATTTTGCCTTTGCTGATTATTCCAGGTCTGCGGCAAGTAAGGCTCGCTGTGAGCATTGTGCAGGTACGGGATTTCATAATGTATTGCGCGAAGTGGTGAAACACTCCAGAAGCGGGGAGTCTGTTATCAAGGAAGAGTGGGTGAAGGAATTATGTCAGCATTGTCATGGTAAGGGAGAAGTCAGCACAGCGTGCAGAGGGTGTAAGGGTAAAGGTATTGTCCTGGATGAAAAAAGGACCCGGCTTCATGGCACGCCTGTTTATAAGATTTGTGGGCGTTGCAATGGAAACCGGTTTAGCCGTTTACCAACCACACTGGCGCGGCATCATGTCCAGAAGCTGATACCAGATCTGACGGATTATCAGTGGTACAAAGGATATGCAGATGTCATTGATAAACTGGTTACAAAGTGCTGGCAGGAAGAAGCATATGCTGAGACACAATTGAGAAAAGTGACAAGATAAATGATTTTCACCGAAGATGGCGACATGATGCTTGCATTTTCAAAAAATATGGATAAAATTTACCAAACGATGGGCTTTGTATGTCTACCGTTGATAAGATTTAAGAACCCGCCACTGAGCGGGTTTTTTTGTGCCCGAAAATAAGCGTGGTGCTTTAAGCTTGCTGCAGGCTGTGAGTACAGGTCGTTCTGTTTGCAGTTTTTCGATAAGAACAATAAATCAGATGGTAATTGAAATGAAAGCTGGTTGTTAATTTCGCGTTGCGTTTTCTTTGTTTTCTGAATAATGAAACATACTAGGACATTTATGTTCATTAATTTTGTTCTTATTGAGTATCTCTGAGTTATTCGTATCATTCTGCCGTGCCATCGCAATGATGCGATGCGGGCCCTTTAGCTCAGTGGTCAGAGCGAGCGACTCATAATCGCCAGGTCGCTGGTTCAAGTCCAGCAAGGGCCACCAGCCGTCACTAGCTCATCGGGACAGAGCATCAACCTTCTAAGTTGATTGTGCGGGGTTCAAGTCCCCGGTGACGGTCCAGTGCCGACTTAGCTCAGCAGGCAGAGCAACTGACTTGTAATCAGTAGGTCACCAGTTCGATTCCGGTAGTCGGCACCATATGCGGGCATCGTATAATGGCTATTACCTCAGCCTTCCAAGCTGATGATGCGGGTTCGATTCCCGTTGCCCGCTCCAGTGGACATGAGTTATAAAACTTGGCAGTGCTGATGTTTTCGTGGAGAGCGAAAATTCCCTTATCCATCTCCACTCTGTGACAGACGCAGGTCGCAGACTCAGCACTGTTTTTTTTACAGCATTCAGATGGTGCGTTGTCTGTTTTGGTTCGGAGAGACAGGGTACGTAGCGCGCAGGACCTGGACTGATGACGCGCCATCTCAATGTCGTTAATATAAGAGGTGCCCCATCACCTCAAAAATAATATATGTCGTCTTATGCGTTCAACCGCCGTATATGGCGGTTTTTTTTATTCCCTCAATTTTCTGTTTATAGAGGTTATTCGCAATGCGTAATGTGTCGTTTGACGTTCGCTATTCCTTTCATCTTGAAACGATGATGGCGACCCTGTACCGAAGGCTGGAATATCTGCTTTATTTTATTCTGATGCTGGCTGGTGGGCTTGTTCTGGCAGATGTGGGTAATACCGCGTTACAGGGGCTGGTGGTCATCATTGTTGCTTTCACTGCGCTCACACTTCGTCCCGCAAGAAATGCGCTGCTGTGTGAATCTCAGGCCGCAAGATACCGTGAGCTCATGCATGATTTTGAGTTTCATCCGGATGAAACAGAGTTTCCCGATATGGATGAAATTGAGCTGCATGACAACACCGCAATTGGCCTGCTGAGGAATGCTGCATACAAGAGAACGCTGATAGTGCTCGGGTATTCACAGGAGGCAAATGCCATTCATCTCACAATGATGGAGAAAATCGCAGCATGGTTTGCCGGTGATCTGCCGGAAGAGTGTGTGCCCGCTGGTGCAGTGGATAACGAAATCTGAAAATGCCTGTTTTCAGTTGAGAGATACGCTCCGGAAGACCAAACTGATTAACGCAAAGGTAATACATTTATTGTTTTGAAAATCCGATCAGCACGTTTGCTTTTCTGCCAGCTCCCCCAGAGCTGGCTTTTTTTGAGGTCTGCTCCGGCAGGCTTTTTTATTTCCGCGCCACGCCCGGCGCATATCAAAAACCACAGAGCCTTACAGAAATGAGCTTCGGAGAAACACCGTAATAAGCGGCGGCTTCTCTGTGGGCGGTGTTTCTGGGCGACGAGGCTCATTTCTGTAAGGAGAGCGTGATGAACTATCCAACCGTTGTTAACGGCATTGATTTTCGCGATCTTGTTTTTGTGACAGGCAACGAGCCAGTGACGGATACCCGAAAGGTTGCCGTAGCATTTGGTAAAGAACATAAAGATGTATTGCGGAAAACAAGGGCCGTCATTCAACAATGCTCAAAAGAATTTGCAGAGCGCAATTTTGCGCTTTGCTATGAAAACAATGAGTTACAGAACGGTAAACCACAGCCTGTATATCGAATGACAAAAGACGGTTGGACGATGTTGGTATTTGGTTTTACGGGGAAGGCCGCAATGACCTTTAAGGAAGCGTACATCCAGGCTTTCAACTGGATGGCGGAGCTTATTCGGCAGGGAGTGGCAAATCTTGAGGCTGAACGCAATGCCGTCATGCTGGAATACATGAAAGAGAAGGATGTTGCCAGTATGTCGGGGCGTTTGCTTAACCGCTGGGGAAGAGTGAAAAAGCCACAGCTTCAGGCAAGGATCGAACAACTTGAGCAGCGAGGGCAGATATCCCTGCCCGGTATCGACAGCGTATTAACACACTGAGGTCTGCTACGGCAGGCTTTTTTGTGTCGGCACACAGCAGCGCAATAGTCACTGTTAGTTTGTTCCCGGGAGGGATAAATGAAAATTAATTCATGTTTTTTTCATGAAAAAGGTTTTTTTGTGGCGTGCGATCGCCAGGATGACTTCTTCCTCAGTTTCGGGCCTGATATTGGCGTGGGGCGTTTCTCATTCATTCGCCCCGCGCGGGAGCATGGCGTTACCGCAGGGCTTTTTCAATTAACGGAAGTGCTGCCGGAATGTTCATTACCCCCTGAGTCAGTAATTGCAGGGTCAAATGTTTTATGGCGTCTGACGGAAGCTCTCGAAGTTTTGAAATCAGTCCCTTCTTCTGATCTTCAGGAATATTGGCAATCCGGATTATGTCCTCTATAGCAGTCAGGGTGCTGTGATGAAATTTTATGGTCTGAACTTTCAGTATGGCGCTCAGACCACCATCATTTCGCAGAAAATCAATGCCATTGATTGTGATTGCTGGCATCCAGACATGGCTGTATCCGCATGAGTCAAGTCGTAATCCACTGGTTATAAGACCATGACCTTCCAGATATAAAAGATTAGCAATCGCTGTTTTGTTGTCAGGGAATACCGATAACAGGCGCTTTAACTGCTCATTGTTTCTTATTTTGTCGGGGAATATGTCGTTGAGAGACGATAAGAGCTCGAGTTGCGTTTGACGATCGAACTTGTCCATGATGAGTGCTTGCTTTTGATAGTGTTAATTCATGAAGTTTAACTCCGCCAAAGTTATTTATTCAACCGCCCTTCAGGGCGGGCAGAAGCCTTCACATCGACACTGAGGTCGCCATCCGGCGGCCTTTTTTGTACCCGAATGAAAACCTTCATCTGTACTGCCAGCGGTCCTTCGCTGTCTGCTGAGGACTGCCGGTTTATTGCGGACTGCGGTCTGCCTGTCATCGCCGTTAACAGCACCTGGAAACGGGTTCCTTTTGCCACGCACGTGTTTGCCTGTGACTTCTCCTGGTGGAAGGCCTGCGTCCGTCACATCACCATTCCGGCTCAGCGCTGGACTGACAGCCGGGCTGCTCACAAGCGCTTCGGCATTAACTTCTTTCCTGAAGAGCGCGGCTCTCCGGTTAACTCCGGCAGACGGGCCATTGAGTTTGCGCTCTGGCTGGGAGCGGAGCGGGTGATTCTGCTGGGATATGACTGCTCCGTCTCACGCGGAACACACTGGCACGGTGACCATCCGGAGGGGCTTAAGAACCCGACGGAGAACAGCACACGTCTGTGGCGGAGCGAATTTGAAAAACACGCGTCCGTACTGAATGCACGGGCGGAAATCATCAACTGTTCGGTGGAAACAGCCCTGACCTGCTTTCCCCGGCGACGGCTCAGGGAGGTTCTTGATGCCACTGTCAAAAAGTCGCCCCGTGTATGTTAAGGGAATGCACGGGATTGGCGACAACATTAACCAGCGCATGTTCATTGATGCGCTTTCGCGTGCCGGATACAGGGTGGAGCTACAGACACCCCTGCCACAGCTTTACGCGGACCTGCCGGGGGTGACCTTCATTCCCTCGGAGACCACCCTGCGTACCCAGCAGAAAAATGAGCAGCGGGCCTACAGGAGCCTGCCGTACATCGCCCGACCCTCACCGGATGCACAGCGTATCCGCATCATGCATGACCGGCAGAGCAAGGCGCAGGGGGAAAGCGTCGTTATGACAATGACACGACAGTTCGGGATTGCGCCAGCTCCGGCGTCTCTTCCGTCGTTCAGGCGTTCATCACTGGTGGTGACCGACAAACCGGTGGCGGTGATTCGTCCGACAACGGTGCGCAATGAGTGGAAGACCACCTCTCGTGGACCGCTGAATGAGTACATCGACATGGCCTCGCGGATGCTCGCTTCGCGCGGTTATCACTGTGTGAGTGTGGCAGACCTTAACGAGTCTGATGCCTGTGAAAAGCGTCGCGAATGGATTGACGGCATGGTGCCGTTTGCGCATCAGCGATTTCATCACGGTGAGCTGTCACCGGAAGAACTGCTGTCACTGACTGAGAGCGCGGCTGTGGTGGTCTGCGGGGACTGTCTGCTGCTGCACGCAGCGATAGCGTACGGTACCCCGCTGCTGGCCATTCTTGGTGGCATGGGCGGTGCCTGTCGTCCTGAGATTATTGCTGACCCGTCCCACTATGACCTGTCGAAGGTGTGCTTCATTAAGCCGGACAATTTCTGTCTGTGTCATGAGATGACGCACGACTGCGACAAGCACATCAGCGGAGCGGAAGGCAAAATCGCGGCGTTTCTGGATGGCCCCGTATTCAGGGGAGGCTGATATGCCTGACAAATCACCGGGATTCTGGATGTCCCTGCTGGCCTGGTTTCGGGCGGAGCCGGATGTGTCTGTTGCTGCTGCAACCGGGCTGATGGCCCTGCTGCGTTCCTGTCAGCAGGGAAAGTCACTGAGGGCGATGTTGCTGGACTCATGCATCTGCGCCTTTCTGGCGTTTTATCTGCGTGATGCGCTGGGGCTGTGCGGTGTGGACCAGGACTGGGCCATGATTCTGGGCGTGGTGCTGGGGTATCTGGGGACAGAGTTCATCCGCACCCTGCTGATTCGCTGGGCGGAGCGTCGCGCCGGGATTACCCGACACTGAAGGAGTTCTCATTATGAACAAAAATGTGAAGGCCTTTCTGGATGCGCTGGCGTGGACAGAAGGCACCAGTACCAGCCGTTACACGAAAAATGACGGTTACGACATCATCGTTGACGGCATCGACTCGCCGCACACCTTCACGGACTACAGCACACATCCGGCTGTTCTGGTCACGGTTAACCGTCGCGGGCTGAAATCCACGGCAGCAGGGCGTTACCAGCTGCTGTCCCGTTACTGGCCGCATTACCGCGACCTGCTGAAACTGCCGGACTTCTCGCCAGCCTCACAGGATGCGGTGGCCGTGCAGATGATAAAGGAGCAGGGGGCATATGCGGATGTGGTGGCGGGGCGTACTGAGATTGCCGTGCAGAAGTGCCGGAACATCTGGGCCAGCCTGCCGGGGGCCGGATACGGTCAGCGTGAGGTGACGATGGCGATGTTCGTGGCGCAGTACCGGCGCTGTGGCGGGGTGACGGCATGAGTGTGATACCGCAATGGCGTTACTGGTGGCGTTTCTACTCGACGCATGCCCTGCTTATCGCCTCTGCCGTGCCGCTGGCGATGAATGAGGCGGAATCATATCTCGGGCAGTCGCTGCCGTTCTGGCTGAAGCTGCTGGTTGCCCTGGTCATTCTGGTCAGTGGTGTGACTGGTCGTCTGATTGTGCAGGTGAAGGAGGGGGAGAATGTGGACACTGCTCAGCGCACTGATTAGTGCCATTGCCGCCTTCTTCGGTGCCAGAAAGGCTGATACCGCACAGAGCGAAAAACAGCTCATCAACCGCACGTCCCGTACCGGGGCTGACATCACCCGAAAAACACAGAGGAAAACAGAACGTGAAATTCGTGAAGCGACTGATATCAGCGCTGCTGATTCCGGGCGCGTGCGTGCTTCTGGCAGCGTGTCAGAACGCACCGGAATCATTAACGACGCAATCCGACGGGTTAACGGTGAAGGCCACCGTTAACTGTGGAGAGGACACGCCTTTCCACACGCTGCCGTCTTATCCGGAGTGCAGTGAATGTGACAAGACTGACGACCCTGCTGTTCTGCGCGATTACATCGCTGCTCAGCAGGCGTGGGCCATCGACGCCGTCGGTGTCCACACCTGGAACAGCATATTACGTGACAATACCGCCAGCTGTCTCAGACAACTGCGGGACAGCGGCATCATCAACTGAACCTGACGCAGAGGAAAGAAACATGAGCGTATCACTCAGCACCCTGTCAACGATTGTCTCCGGCGTGTCAGCGATAGCGTCGGGGGTGGTCAGTGTTTACGAAAACGGCGCGAAGCTGCTGGACATTATGAAGTCTGCCATCGTGAAGGTGGAAGAGGCTTACGAAGCGCTGAAGGCAACGGGTGCCACCAAGAAGGCGCTGGTGCTTGCCACCCTGAAAGCGGCGGCAGAGTCGCTGGGGGAGGAATGGGACAACATCTGCGCCTATTTCTCGGCGCTGATTGACTCGGTGGTGGACCTGTACAACACGGCGGTGGCGGCAATATCCGGTACGACGGATGAAGACGCCGCCGGCGAAGAGGTTACCGCCTGATAACGCCCTTTCATCCCGAAGGGGCTTTTTTTTGACGAGGAGAAAAAATGTCAAAAATCACACTAACGGTCGCAGAGACCATCAGCATTGTGCTGAACAACGATGATGTGCTTTCTCTGGTGAAGCAGAAATATCTGGAATCCACGCCGCCGGAATTTGACCTGAGCGAACTGGAGGCGCTGGTCAGTGACACGTCAGATGATGACGAACCAGAGGCTGACGAATCAGAGACTGATACGGACAGTCTGGCACTGTCTGAAACGACGGTCAGCGGAAAGGCGGGCGACACACTCACCGTTCAGGCCACCGCCGCAGGCGACAGCGACGTGCAGGTGAATACCTCAGACCTGAGCGTTGCGACAGCAGAATATGCAGACGGCGTGCTTACCATCACTCTGGTGGCAGAAGGCACGGCAACCATCACACTGACGAAAGGTGAGTCCTCTGCGGAGGTGGCAGTCACCGTGACGGCAGACTGATAAAACAAAACCCCGGCTGCGGGAACAGTCCGGGGTTTTTAGTTTTCTGACCTTGGGTAAGGCAAGGGAGAGCATGAGGAAGTATAAACGAATTCTGTTGAGGTTGACTATGAAAAACGGCCTTGAATTGAAAGCGCCTGTAACTGATGACATCAGCAGAGCGGTGGCTTTTGCCATTAAGTGGGTGGCGGTTGGCATAGCCGTGTCTCCGATGCTGTATGGGCTGGCAAAATTGATTGTTGCTCTGAAATCGTGAGTGGGGATGGGGGTTATGAGGAGCATGGCAACTGATGATAAAAGCAGAAACGACTCCGCAGGGGGCAGATGATGCCGCAAAAATCATCGTGGTATGCCGGGGCATCAGACATATACTGACGCCAGTTGCATGGATTATTTGTACCGCACTGGTTGCATACACAACAATTTATTTAAACAGATGAGTACTGATTTTATTCGGGCAACGGCCTTTGCAATTCGCCTTGTGGCGATCGCTGTTCTGATTTGGGCTGTGCGTTGGTGGTGATATGACGCGAAAACACTGGACACACAGAATGCCGCGAACGGCGGCGAAATGGGCACTGGTAGCGATACTGGTGCCTTTTTTCCTGGTGAGTTGCGTCAGCCCGGACAGGGCGCGACTGCTGTTCCGTTTAAGTTTGAGTTGTCTCAACTGGTGGAGATGCGCATCAGTGATGAATGGGGGGGGGTTATGGCTGATCTTAAAGATCTCAGCAGGCAGCTTCTGGGAGTGCAGAAGCAGGTGCGCTTTGCCACTGCGCGCGCCATCACTGCCACGGTGAGAAAAATTGAAGCGGCAGAGAAAGAAAACCTTCGCCGGAAGCTGGAGAATCCGACACCGTTCACAGTGAACTCGGTGCGCTCAAAAGGGGCGACAAAGGACAATCTGACCGGGCGGGTGTTCATCATGGATACCGCCGTGCCTTACCTTGAACCCTTTGAGGTGGGAGGGCTGCATTATCTCGGTGAGGGGCAGAAAGCTGTACTGAACCCGAAAAATATCCGGCTGAACAAATACGGCAACCTGCCAAAGGCAAAACTGCAACAGCTGAAGGCCAGACCGGATGTGTTCATCGGTAAGGTGATGAACAACGATGGTGAGGCCGTTGGTGGCGTCTGGCAGCGTAAGAAAGCGAAAAAAGTGGCAAAAACCAGGAAGCGGAGAAAACGCTCTCCCAATGGCACACGCGCTCCCCGCAAAAAAAACCGTCCACCAAAGCTGTTGATACGTTTTGGTGATGCACTGCCGGTCACGCCGGTACTGGGTTATCAGGAACTGGCCCATGACATGGCATCGCGTCTCATGAAGACGGAGCTGAATGTGGCGCTTGAACAGGCTTTAAAGACGGCGAAGTGATGCAGACAGTACAGCAGGTGGGTAACGGGTCCTTCCTGAGCGGGTTATTGCACGGGCATTGCGCGAGCGCGGTGTTTCGCTAGCTATAAATTTTTGAAATTTGGGTAACAGGTAACAGAGGGTAACAGATGAATCAGGCGGAATTCGCAAAACTTCACGGTGTCAGCCGCAAGACGGTAACAGCGTGGAAGGCCCGTGGCTGGCTGGTTCTGGACGGTGAGGACATCGATGTTAATGCCTCAAACGAGCGGATCCGGCGTTACCGGAAAACTGTTACCCGAGCAAAAATTGAGCAAAAAGGTAACGCTTTGGGTAACAGGGTAACACCCGAAGGTAACAAAAAAACTGTTACCCGAACAAAAAACGAGCAAAAAGGTAACAGGGTAACACGCAAGGGTAACCGTTTGGGTAACAGGGTAGCACCTGAAGGTAACACTCCGGGTAACAACGAAGGTAACAGCATTGCTCTGTACGATTACTCCCCTGATGTTTCGAAAGAAGCACGGGTTGAACAGTTCATTGCCAGCCACGGGGCCATGATGACCCTCGATGAAGCCAGAACCATGAAAGAGAACTATTTCGCGCTGCTGGCAAAACTCGAGTATGACGAAAAGAAAGGAACGCTGCTCCCGTGGAAGCATATGATTGATCGGGTGAGTAGTGAATATACCCGGATGAGGACGCGCCTTGTTGCCCTTGCGCCGGAGCATGGTCCTCGTCTGCGGGTGCTGGCGGGGATGACTGACGATCAGGGATTCACAGCAGCGTTGCAGGAACTGATTTACGAGGCGCTTAGTGAACTTGGAACTGATGACAGGGCATCCGCCGGAGATACAGTTTGAAGAGGCGCTGATCCTGGCGCGAGGATGTGCCGTTCCGGCCCCGCCGATGTCCTTAAGCCAGTGGGCCAACACCTTCGCTGTACTTTCCCGTGAGACCAGTGCCCAGACGGGGAAATTCCGCTCCTATCCCTATCAGGACGGCATGATGGATGCCATCACAGACCCGTCGGTCACGTATGTGTCAGTGATGAAATCAGCCCGTGTGGGATACACGAAAATTCTTGACCATGCGGTGGGCTATTACCTGGCACATGATCCGTCCCCCATCCTGGTGGTTCAGCCGAGGGTGGAGGACGCCGAAGACTACAGTAAAACCGAAATTGCCCCGATGCTGCGCGACACGCCGGTGCTGGCAGCCATCAGCGGCGACCCGAAGGCAAAAAACAGCAACCAGACCATTCTTCGCAAAACCTTTTCCAACGGCGCAAACCTCACGCTGGTCGGGGCCAACTCCCCCGGCGGGTTTCGCCGTATCACATGCCGCATCATCCTTTTTGATGAGGTGGACGGGTATCCGGCAGGGGGCGCAGGATCCGAAGGGGATCAGATTGCGCTGGGAACAAAACGTTCCGAAACCTTCTGGAACCGCAAGATTGTGCTCGGCTCCACGCCAACCGTGAAAGGCGTGAGCCGTATTGAAAAAGCCTGGCTGGAAAGCGATCAGCGCCGCTACTTCGTGCCCTGTCCTCAATGCGGGGAATATCAGGTGCTGGAGTGGGGCAGCAAAAGCACCCCTTACGGCATCAAGTGGGAAAAGGACAGCGAAGGAAACGGGCTGCCGGAGACCGCTTACTATCTGTGCCGCCACCACGGCTGTGTGATTGTGCACAGTGAACTGCCCGGGATGCTGGCAAAAGGCGAATGGTGTGCCGGTGCACCATTCAGGGGGCATGCCGGTTTTCATATCTGGACGGGATACAGTCCACACTCAAATGCTTCCTGGCCGAATCTGGTCGCCGAGTGGCTGAGGGTGAAGGACGATCCGCTGATGCGCCAGACATTCATCAACACCACGCTGGGCGAGCCTTACGAGGATGCAGGCGAGTTTGCGATGAGTGAGCAGCGGCTGATCGCCCGCGTTGAGGTCTGGGGGGCGGAGGTGCCGCATGGCGTGCTCCTGCTCACCGCCGGGGTGGATACACAGGATGACCGCTTTGAAATCACCGTTCTCGGCTGGGGCATGAACGAAGAGTGCTGGGTGATTGCGCATGACGTGATTTTTGGTGACCTGGAAACAGAAGAGCCGTGGGAGCGCCTTGACGCGTATCTGAAACAGGTCTGGCGGCGGGCTGACGGTTTCGGGCTGACGGTTTCGGCAGTCTGTCATGACTCGGGCGGTCATCACACCAACAAAGTGTACGAGTTCTCGAAGGCGCGTATCGGGCGTCGTATCTGGGCGACAAAAGGTGAGTCCGCCACTGGCGGCAAACGTAATCCCGTCTGGCCGACGCGTGTCGTTTCGTCCCGCAACCGGAAATCCTTCCGCCCCGTCATTCTGGGGGTGAACTCCGCGAAGGACGACATCAGGCACCGGCTGCATATTGAGCCGGATCCGGCAGGCGCGCCGACCGCAGGCTGTATCCATTTTCCGTCGTTTCTGGATCTGCACTATTTCAGTCAGCTGCTCTCTGAGCGTCTGGTACGTAAGGAGAGCGGCGGGCAGGTGTACCGTGTCTGGGAGTTGTCTTCCGGGCGGGCGAATGAGGCGCTGGACTGCATGGTGTACGGTTACGCGGCCCTGAAGGGGCTGCTGCATCACGGCCTGAAACTGAACCGTCTGGCTGAACGGGCGGCGCAGGATCTGTCGTTTATGGCGCCGCCTCCCGCGCAGCCGGAAGAAAAAATCAGTTTAAGTATGCCGGGCGCAAAAGCACCGGAGACACCCCGTAAGAAAATACCGCTGCATATGAGGCTTGCAGGAGTGAGACGATGATGAATACCCCCGGCGTGTTTGCCGGAATGTCAAAAGAACAACTGAAGGCGGCACTGAATGAAGCTCAGGCGGCCTATATTGAGCTGCTTTCAGGGCGGCGTGGCGTGAGTTTCTCCTATGCACAGGGGGACGGCACGCGCACCGTGACTTATTCACAGGCCAGCAGTGCGGATTTGCTGGCGCTGATCGCGACGCTCCAGCGGGCGCTGGGGATAAGGACGAGAAGGTCCCTGAGCGTGCGTTACTGAGGTGAGCGATGATAGTCGATAAAAATGGCAGACCTTTTCCGCAACAGACGGAAAAAAAACGCGCACTGAATGACAGCGGGCGTATCCCCTACGACTCTGCCGGTTTCTCGCACGGTTCGGTGGCGGGCTGGAACCCGGTACTGTGGTCACCGGACAATGAAGTGAATATCTGGCGCAACCGTATGGTTGCCAGAATGCGCGACCTTGTCCGCAATGACGGCTGGGCGAATGGCAGTATCACCCGCCTGCTGGACAATGCCATGGGGGTGGTTTTTCGCCCGAGGATGAAGCCTGACTACCGGATGCTGGCAGAGATGACCGGCAACCGGGCATTTGATGCAGACTGGGCGGATGAGTACGGGCGTTGTGTGGAAGCGCACTGGCGCAACTGGGCCGGTGATGCCGGGTGTTACTGCGACCTTGAGCGCAGACAGACCCTGCCACAGCTTTTCCGGCTGGCATTCCGCCACAAGATGGTCGACGGCGATGCGCTGGCGGTCATCCACTGGCGACCGGACAGAATAGCCCCCGGTCGCGGGCGCTACAGTACGGTGGTGCAGGTGATTGACCCTGACCGGCTGAGTAACCCGAACGATGCGTTTGACCAGCCGCATATCCGTGGCGGTGTGGAAATTGACGCGGACGGGGTGCCGGTGGCCTATCACATCCGGTCCGCACACATGGGGGACTGGTGGAGCGGCAGTGACACGATGCACTGGGAACGCGTGCCGCGTGAAACGTCGTGGGGAAGGCCGGTGGTGGTGCATGACTTTGATCATGACCGTGCGGGCCAGCACCGTGGTGTCGGTATTCTCAATCCCGTGGTTCAGCGTCTGAAAATGCTCATCAAGTACGACCAGGTGGAGCTGGAAGCCGCCATCATCAATGCCATGTTCGGTTTTTTCATCACGTCGCCCTATGACCCGAAACTGACAGAAGATCTGATGAGTGACGCGGAGGTGATTAATGGCTACCAGGATGCGCGCATGAAGTATCACGATACTAACCGGATTTCGATGTCGGGCGTGCGTATTCCCATCACGTTCCCCGGCGAAGAGCCAAAAGCCGTGAGCGCCGCCCGCCCGGTCAGTAACTTCAAGGAGTTCGAGGGCACGGTGCTCAGGAATATTGCCGCCGCGCTGGGGCTGTCCACCCAGCAGGTGACGCAGGACTGGTCTGATGTGAATTACAGCTCTGCCCGTGCGGCACTTCTTGAGGCGTGGAAAACACTGACCCGCCGTCGTGATGAGTTTGCGGTTGGCTTTGCCCAGCCGGTGCTGACGGCGTTTCTGGAAGAGCTGCACGAAGAAGAGGATTTGCCGCTGCCTGCGGGTGCACCGGACTTTCTGGCGGCACGGGCTGCTTACACCCGCGCCCAGTGGATGGGACCGGGGCGCGGCTGGGTGGATCCGGTCGCGGAGAAAAAAGGGGCGATTCTGGCGATGGAGGCCGGCATGTCCACGCTGGAAATCGAAGTGGCCGAGAACGTGGGGGAAGATTTCGAGGATATTCTCGACCAGCGGGCGCGTGAAGAGCGGGCCTTTAAGGAAAGAGGCCTGACACCGCCTTCCTGGTTTCAGGCAGAGCAGTTTGCCCCCACACCGACGGGGAGCGCCCCGGCAGAGCCGAAGGAGCCTGATGTTTCATGAATCAACTTGCACTGTTAAGCCAGCGCCTGCTGAACACGCCGCTGGCCCTTCATCCGCGAAAAGCGGAAATCATTGTTACGGCACTGGCAGAACGACTCGGGATCACCCGGATAAAAACGGGGGCCTGGTATGACGATGATGAAGACGATTTCTGCCGTCCCGCCCGTGAAAGCGGGTACGACATTCTGGAGGGGATCGCCGTTATTCCCGTGCACGGCACCCTGGTACAGAAACTGGGGATGCTGCGGCCTTACTCCGGCATGACGGGGTATGACGGCATCCGGCGAAATTTTCTGACGGCGCTTAACGACCCTGATGTGAAGGGCATCTGTCTTGATATCGATTCCCCCGGCGGAGAAGTGGCCGGGTGTTTTGATCTGGTGGACACGATTTTTGCCTGTCGCGGGCAGAAACCGGTGCACGCCATTCTCTCGGAGTCGGCGTACTCGGCGGCCTATGCCCTTGCCAGCGCCGCCGACCGGATCCTGGTCCCCCGCACGGGTGGCGTGGGGTCCGTTGGTGTCATCTATGTGCACTGTGACATGTCGCGCCAGATGAAGGATGAAGGGCTGAACGTGACCATCATCACCTGTGGCAGCCGGAAGGCGGAGACCAGTCCGCTGCGTCCGCTGAGTGAGGCGGCACAGGCAGCACTTCAGGCGGACATTGACGCCGCAGGTACGCTTTTTATCGAAACCGTTGCCCGCAACCGTGGCATCAGCGCGGATGCGGTGCGTGCACTTGAGGCCCGGACGTTACGGGCTGACGAAGGGGTGCAGGCAGGTCTTGCCGACGATGTGATGTCACCGGATGAGGCCTTTTCTTTTCTGTTAAAGGAGACAGCAAACAATGCGTAAATTTTCTTTCATGCACCTGGTAGGCATGGGCGGTCGTTCGCGAATGGATGACGATCCGGAGGACAAACGCGACGACGAGAATGCGGAGGAGGACGAGGACCGCCGCGAAAGTCGTAAGGCACGCTCCCGTGCGGATGACGATAACGACGACGGGCAGGCGGAGGAGGACGAGGACCGCCGCGAAAGCCGCAAGGCGCGCTCCCGTGCGGATGATGACGATAACGACGACGATGAAAACGCAGAAGACGACAATGACGAAGAAAAGGCCCGCGCCAGCGAACGTCATCGCTGCGCAGCCATCTTCGCCACGCCGTATGCAGCGAAAAATCCGGCCCTTGCCGCAGAGCTGGCCTTCAACACCCGCATGAGTGTGAAACAGGCCAGAGCGGTGATGAAAGCGGCGGTGGCAGGAGGCGCAGGTCAGAAAGGTGGACTGACTGCCCGTATGCAGTATGCACCACAGCCGGGAACCGGACGTGATGTCCGCCCTGCACCGACGGAGGCGCACGCGATGGCACAGCACGCCATGAAACTGTACAACGAGGCTATGGGGGGTAAAGCATAATGAGCACATACGGAAACAACCCGTCGGCACCGGGTTACTGGTCGGACGCATACCAGCCGGACCAGCTGCTGTGCGGACCGCTTCAGGTGGTCACAAAAACCGTGACCATCACCGGAGGAGAGGTATACCTGCGCGGTACGGTGCTGGGGCGCATCACGGAAAGCGGCGCGTACACCCTCTGCACACAGGGGACGGGGGTGACGGACGGCAGCGAAACGCCGGTGGCGATTCTGGCTGACCTGGCGGATTCTTCCTCCGGTGATGTGCTGGCTGGCGTCTACCTGATGGGTGAGTTCAACGCAAACCGGGTCATTTTTGATGAAAGCTGGGACATTGACGATCTGTGCGTGGCGCTGGAGAAAGAGAAAATCTTTCTGCGCAACCCGGTCACGGTGCCCTGATCCCCACTGAGAGCCTGACAGCCGCATGATGCGGCTTTTTTTATGGAATTTTTTCATGAGCGAAAAAGACTTTAATCTGCTGTACGACACCGCGTTTCTGGCGCAGGTGGTGCCGAACCTGTTTGTGGCCCAGAACTGGCTGCTGGACAGTTTCTTCCCGAATATCGTGCTGAGCGATACGGAGTCCGTGGCCATTGACGTGGAAGTGGGCGCACGCCGTATGTCGCCGTTCTGCTCCCCTCTGGTGGAAGGACCAATGGTTGAGGCCCTGCCGTATCAGACCAACATCTTCAAACCGGCCTACATCAAGGACAAGCGCGTTCCCGATTTGCTTCGTCCGGTGCGCCGTATGATCGGCGAACGCCTGGGCGGGCGTGAGTACACGCCAGCAGAGCGTGCAATGCTGAACCTCCAGTACGAGATGGCCGACCAGATCAACATGCTGAACCGTCGTCTTGAATGGATGGCGGCACAGGCGCTCCAGTACGCGAAGGTGACGATAGCCGGTGAGGGCTACCCGACCACGGAAGTGGATTTTCGTCGTGACAGTGACCTGACGGTGACGCTGAGCGGTGATGATGTCTGGCCTTCTGAGGAAAGCAGCACGATCCCGACCACCTGCCTGGAGGCGTGGGCGACGCTGATGCTGAAAAAATCCGGTGCGTACCCGACCGAGGTGATTTTCACGCCGTCGGCCTGGAAGGCGTTCATGAACGACAGCTTCATTCGTGAGAACGCCATCAACATGCCCGCCCTGAACCCGACCAGCAACGTGGTGAACCCGGGGACGCAGATCAACACCGGTGCGGTGTACAAGGGCAAATGGGGTAACTTCAACCTCTGGCTGTATAACGACTGGTTCATCGATCCGGATGACGGAACCGAAAAACCGATGCTGGATGACGGCAACGTCATTCTGACCGGAGCAGCCCTGATGGGAACCCGCGCGTTCGCCTGCATCATGGATCCGGCGTTTAATTACGGCCAGATGGCCTATGCCCCGAAAATGTGGGATCAGCAGGATCCGGCACAGCGTTTCCTGATGATGCAGTCGGCACCGATTGTCATCCCGTCCCGTGTCAATGCGTGCCTGTGCGCGTCGGTGGTGTGAGATGGCGTCCGGCAAAAAGGGCGCGCCGGTTGACTATGTTGTGCTGCGTGGTTGTGTGCAGCACAACGGACAACGGGTGGCGCAGGGCCATGTGATCACCCTGAGCGAAAGTGAGGCGCAGCGTCTTCTGCGCCTGGGGGTGATTGTTTCACTGGCGGAGATGAAGGGTGATGACCGGACCGGTTGACTGGGACAAAAACCTGCTCTCCCCGTTGTTCGGGGTGTTTGGTGAGGAGTGCGAACACCGCCCGCGTGGCGGTGAGGCGTACCGGCTGACGGGGATTTTTGACCGGGCGTACACGCAGCAGCTTGTCGGCGAGGACGGGGGCACGGAATCAAACTCCACGCTGCCCGTGCTGGGTGTGCGGGATGCGGAATGCCGCGTGAAGCCGAAGCAGGGCGATATTTTTCTCATCGTGCGGACGGGGAAGCTGTATATCGTGCGGGATGTGCAGCCGGACAGCCACGGCGGCACGCGTCTTGAACTGAACAGGGTGAAGTGATGAATACCGCAGAAGTCAGAAAAATTGTCACCAGGGCACTGAGTGACGCCACCGGGGCTGGCTGGAAAGTGTATTCCCCGCGCACCCTGCCGGTAATGCCCGATCAGTATCCGCTAGTCATTGTGTCCGTGCAGACCGAACACAAGGTGTCACAGGGGCGGCATGTGCCGCAGTACACGACCACGACGACGTTGCGTATCGACGGTCGCGTACTGGCGTATGCCAGCGGTGACGATACGGAGAGCGCAGCCGGTGTTGCGTGGGAAGAGGCGGAGGCGATGAAGGAGGCGTTAGAGCGTGCCATCATCGGTAATCCGGACGTCCGCATGAAGTTTCAGCAAATCAGCAATATCCGGGCGCATATCGGTGTGGACTCCGAAGGTGAAGGACACGCCGGCATTGTGGTGCTGGAGCTGGATCTGGAGTACTACCAGGGGCCGGAGGATTTCTTCCCGTCTGAGATCGTGCCACTGCGTGAGGTGAACGTTCGCGGCGTGCATCCGCCACTCCACCTTCATTTTGATTTGCCTGCCGGTGATGAAACCGGCAGCGAAACCTGACAGGAGAAATTCCATGTTTGTGAAACCTGTACCGGGGCGCAGGGTGCGCTATCCCGGCGACCCGTCACGTCTGCTGCCTGATGAGGGGGCCGAGGTGCCGGATCGTGATTTGTTCTGGCGACGCCGCCTGAAGCAGGGGGATGTGGTGCTGGCTGACAGGGCCACCACGGCAGCCACCGGCAAAGTGACCGCGTCCACGACAGGAACAGGCAGCACGTCTGCCACCACAGCGAAAGGGGGTGATGCATGACGGTCTCGTTCAGCAATATCCCGACAAATCTCCGTGTGCCACTGTTCTACGTCGAAGTGGACAACTCGATGGCGAACAGCGCCACGGAGACACAGCGCACACTGCTGATTGGTCAGATGACGGCAGAGGGGACCGCCACGGCAGGGACGGCATACCGCTGTTCGTCGGCCTCCACGGCAGCCGGACTGTGTGGTGAAGGCTCAATGCTGCATACCATGCTGACAGCCTACCTTAAAAACGACAGCTACGGAGAGACCTGGCTGCTGCCGCTGGCAGATGATGACAGCAGCATGACGACGGCCACGGGCAGCATATCTGTTGACAGTGTGCCGACGGCATCCGGCGTCATTTACCTGTACATCGCAGGGACCCGTGTTCGCCTGACGGTGAAGTCAACGCACACGCAGTCGGAGATAGCCAGTCTGCTGGCGGCAAAAATTAATGCAACCTCTGCGCTGCCGGTGACCGCATCGGTGGCCAGCGACGGCACGACCATTGAACTCACCGCCAGAAATAGCGGCGAGGTGGGGAACACCATTGACATCCGGCTGAACTATCACGGGTCATCCGGCGGCGAGTCCACCCCGGACGGCCTGACGCTGACCATCACGGCGATGAGCGGTGGCGAAGGTGCACCGGACCTTGCGGATGCGCTCGCCTCTCTGGGCGACCGCTCGTTTGATTTCATTGTCCTTGCTTATCCGGACACCACATCGCTCAACGATATGAAGGATTTTCTGTCGGATGACGAAGGGCGCTGGGCGTGGGACAAACAAATCTACGGTCATGCCTTCACGGCGGCGAGCGGCAGCTACGGCGAGCTGGCGGACAAGGGAGAAAGCCGCAACGACCGGCACATGACCCTCTGGGGCGTGTATGACGGTCCGAACACTTCGTATGATTATGCTGCCGCGATGGTGGGAGCGCTGGCGCAGTCGGTCCGCAACGATCCGGCGAGACCCACCCAGACGCTGTCGGTGTCCGGTGTGCTGGCCCCGCCGCTGGCAAGTCGTTTCACCCTGACGGAGCGGAACGCGCTTCTCTACAGCGGCATCTCAACTTTCACGGTGTCGGACGACGATACGGTGACGCTTGAGAACACCATCACCACGTACCAGACCAACGGCTACGGTGCGGCGGACGACAGCTACCTGCAGATCGAGACGATGTACACACTGATGTATGTGATGCGCTCCATGAAGACGCAGGTGACGTCGAAGATGGGGCGGATGAAGCTGGCGGACGATGGCGCGAATATTCCGGCAGGGAGTGCGATTGTCACCCCGTCGATCATCCGGGCCGAACTGATTGCTCAGTTCAACACGCTGGCGAACAACGGCTACGTACAGGATGCGGATGCGTTTGCGGAGCAACTGGTGGTTGAACGTGACAGTGACAACCCGAACCGCGTGAACGTGGTGTGGCCGGGTCGCCTGATGAACCAGCTGCGCATCTTTGCGGTGCTGAACCAGTTCAGGCTGAACAGCAGCAGTGATTAACCATGATGCCGCCTGCGGGCGGCTTGTTTACGGGAGACGATGATGAGTCAGAATGCGTTAGCGGGCACCTGTACTGTGACGATTGACGGCGTGTCGGTCAATGTGGCCGGGACGTTCAAATATTCCGTGGGTGACATTGAGCGTGAAACGCTCACGGGGATGAGTGGCGTGCACGGGTTTAAGGAGTCATACAGGGCGCCGTTCATTGAGATGACGGTGCGTGATTCCGGTTCGCTGTCACTGAAGGATTTTGCGGCATATACGGATGTGACGGTGGCAGCCTATCTGGTGAACGGCAAGACGATTGTCGGCCAGAACATGTGGCTGGTTGGCCGGATTGAGACAGACAACAACGATGCAACCTTTACGGCCCGTTTTGAAGGGCAAACGGTGTCGGAGAGCTGATGATGAATGAGAAACAGACAGAAGAACTGGTGGTTACCCTGAAACGTCCGGTGAAGGATCCGGATACCAGGACGGAGTTCCGTGAGCTGCGCCTGAAAGAGCCGGTGCTGTTCCAGGCGGAGGACTTTCACCGCAATACCGCCTCACTGGGCGCAATGGCGGCCATGCGTGAGCTGATTGCGGCAGTGGCGGGTGTGCCGTCTGCCCCGCTGAAGTTCATGGCGGTGTCCGATTACAAAAAGTGCGAACGGTTCCTGACGGGTTTTTTCCTGGAAGCCTGAGCCAGTGGCAGGCGAGGGCGGCTGAACTGACGTGGTTCTTTCGCTGGTCCCCGCGCGAGGCGTGGGGGCTGACCGCCGGTGAAATCCTGTGGTGGACGTCACAGGCGGTGCGGATCAACAGACTGAGGAGTGGCGATGGCGGGTAATGCTTTCAATTTTGAGCTGAATGCAAAGGACAACGCGAGTGCGCTTTTACAGAGAGCCTCAGAGGCTGCCGGTTCGCTGGCGGGTAACGCAGAGCAGGCGGCCGCCTGCGTGTCGTCACTGTGTGACGGTCTTGATGCGGTGAATGAAACGCCCCTGAGCGGGGCATCCGGTGCGGCAGATGCGCTGGGCGGGAAGATAACGCAGATCCACGACTCGGTAACGCTACTGATGAATGCGCTGCTGGCCACAGACAGTGCGGGCAACAGGGCGCTGGGAAAGGAGAGTCAGGAGAATGCGGACAGGATGTCCGGATATTTTGAACGTCTGTCCCGGCTGGGGAAAGACACATCACAGCACTTCGGGGATATTGTGCCGCCGCTGCGCAATGTCGGGGCACTGTCATCAGAGCTGTTCAGTGCGCTGGGGCGCGGAGGTCTTGCGGGGCTTGCGGTCGCTGGCGGTGGCATGGCGGTGAAGGCGGTCGTCAGTCATCTTTATGATGCCTCGAAAGCGGCATACAGCCTTGATGTGAACGCAAGAAACGCCGGAATGAGTGTGAGTGCGTTCAGCCGGTTTGCCGGGGTGTTCCGCCTGATGGGGCTGTCGGCAGAGCAGGCGCAGGCGGAGACCGGTTCACTGTTCACGACACTGAACGATGCGCTGAACACCCGTTCACCGGAGGTGGTGGGCATACTGAATCAGTTTGGCGTGAAGCTGGCGGAGAACAGCAACCACACGGTGAATCTTGAGAAAAGCACGCAGAACCTGACTGACGCCTTCGGGCGGATGAACAGCTCATCGCAGAAGGTGGTGGCGGACGCACTGGGGCTGTCAGATGCACAACTGGCGCTGCTGCGGGGAACAAAAAACCTGAATGCGGCGCTGGCGGAGTCCGATCGCCTGAAACTGACGATGCCGGACAGCCTGAACGCAAAGCTGGTTCAGGCGAACAGCAACCTGAACCTTCTGTCTGCTGCGTGGGACGGCTTCACTGACAGAGTGAAGGCGAAAGTGCTGGGCAGTGATGCCGTCACCGCCTCTGTTGACTGGGCGGTTGACGTCATGAGCGACAGGCGCAGCAGCCAGCAGAAAACGGGTGATCATCTGTCAGAGCTGCGCAGTTATCTGTATGCGCATCCGGAGAAACTGAAGTCACTGACGTCGCGGCAGAGATACAATCTCGATAACAATATTGCGACATCCGATCTTCTGGAGATGTATACACGGCTGTCCGGTCAGCGGTCCGACAGGCTGAATGCGCTCACGGCAACGCTGAGTGATGACCTGGCAGCGGCGCTGTCGGCGCCGTCACAGGCGATATCACAACCTCCCTCATCATCACCGCAAGGTGGTACAGGTCACAACGACATCACCCCTGAACTGCTGGCACATTTTGCGGCGCTGGAGAAGCAGTACAACCTTCCGGCAAACACGCTGTACGGTCTGGCCATGACGGAGTCGTCGGGACGGGCGGATGCGGTCGGGCCGCTCACCCGTTACGGTGCGGCAAAGGGGATGTTTCAGTTCATCGACCCGACGGCGCGGGAGTTCGGGCTTTCCGGCATGGATGTGTTTAACCCTTACCGGGCCTCGGAGGCGGCGGCCAGAAAACTGGCGGGGCTGATGGCGCAGTATGGTGGTGACATGCAGCGCGCCTTTCAGGCGTACAACTGGGGCGAAGGCAACATGAGTGCCTGGCTTCGCGGACATAAGGGGATGCCGCAGGAGACGCAGGCCTACGCGCCGAAGGTACTCAGGCACATGTCACAGATATCCGGCGGCAGCATCATCACGCCGCAGTCCGGCAGTTCAGTGGCAGACGTGCGGGATGAAATCAGTCGCGGTTTCAGCGAAAACAAAATCCGGCTGGACATTAACGTCACCAACACGACCACGGGGCAGACAACCCGCCGGACGGTGAAGGGAGGCGCGGTGTCCACGGCGATGGATGTGTGAGGAGCAGAAGGTGGGCATTATCACAGACGCGGTGGCGGACACGCTGGGGCTGTCTTCCACCGGCGGGTGGGACTGGCAGTCGCATATTAATCAGGCGTCCTTCCGCGGTGTGCCGTTTGGCGTCATCAGCGGTGAGAGCGTGGTGGGCCGCCGGGTGGCGGTACATGAATATCCGTACCGGGATACGGTGTGGGTGGAAGACCTGGGACGCAGCGCCCGGAAGTTCACGCTGCGTGGGTTCCTGATACAGGACAGTCTGGTGTACAGCGCCGGAGATGTGTTCAGCCAGCGTGACGCGATGATTGCGGCCTGCGAGACATCCGGTGGTGGTCTGCTGGTGCATCCGACGCTGGGTGAGATGACGGTTTACGTGCCGGACGGCGGTCTGCGCATTGAGGAGGGGGTGGAGTCCGGGCGTGTGTTTTCGTTCATGCTGACCGTCATTGAGTCAGGTGAAAAAGCGTTTTCACTGGTGACGGGGACAAGCTCCACGTCATCGGAGACGTGGTATCAGACGCTGACCACAACGGCCGCCGTGATGCTGGCGGCGATTACCGGTGAGATGAACAGTGTCACCGGGGCGGTTAAGACGATAAAGAGCACGGTGAGCGCGTGGGAGACGATATTTTCGCGGGCGGTGACATCGGTGACCAGTATGACCAGCACGGTGTCATCCCTGTATTCGCCGGACAGCTACGGGCGTTACTGCACAGCCAGTGACAGCGGGACCGCATCAGGCAGCACGGCCTCGTCACTTTCCACGTGGCTTGCCACCACGGAGGCGGATGATGACAGCATTCTGGAAACCATTCAGGCCTGCTCCGTGCGGGACCGGTCGGCGGCGGAATCGGCGATAGCGGCGCTGGATGACATCTCGTCCGTATCCGGTGCTGTGTCCGCGATACAGGCGGTCATCACCACGCTGGCGGAGGCCACGGGCAGTGACACGGAGAAAATCCGCGTCATGGCAGAGATTGCGTCGGCGGAAGACGGGACGTATTACGAAGGGGAGACGGCCTGCGCCATCAGTGCATCCGTGCAGGCCTTCATCCGCACCCTGGGCGCCGGTGCGATGCTGTGGCGACTGATGCAGTACACCCCTCAGGGTTACGATGATGCGGTGTCGGTGATGCGGAAGGCCCGCACGGTGACAGAGGCGGTACTGCTTCTGCTTGCTGATGCCGGAGATGACGACAGTCACGATGCGCTGAATGCGCAGTACACGCAGTTTGTCACGCACTGGCAGACGAATTATCTGTCACAACAGGACGTGATGAAGGTGACCAGCCGCTCACCGCAGCCGTCGCTGGCGCTGGCAAACCGGCTGTATCAGGACGCCGCGCGTGCGGACGAACTGGTACAGGCGGCCTCTCCCGTCCATCCGGCGTTCATGCCGCTTTCCTTCACAGCGAGAAACTCATGAGTACAACCACAGACGACACCCTGACACTGAAGGTAAACAACACCGTCATGTCGGGGTGGAATGATATCCGGGTGACGCGGGGCGTAGAGCGTCTGCCGTCGGATTTTGAGCTTTCGCTCACGGACTGGTATCCGCAGGAAGGATACCAGCTTGCCCCGCCGGGGAGCAGCTGCACGATAACCATCGGCGACGACCGGGTGATGACCGGCTATGTCGACCAGTGGGTGAACACCCTGACGCCGCAGTCGCATGACATCCGGGTGACGGGCAGGGGGATGTGTCAGGACCTGGTGGACTGCTCCGCCTGGTGGGAGAACAACATGATAAAGGGCGGTGATGCGCTGGCCATCATCAGAAAACTGGCGTCGGTGTACGGCATCACGGTGACGACAGACGTCGACAGTTTCACCACGGTGCCGGATTTTGTCATCAACTGGGGGGAGTCGTCGCAGCAAATCATCGACCGCATCTGCCGGTATGAGGGGCTTCTGTATTACGACCTGCCGGATGGCAGCCTGTTCCTGACGCGTGCGGGAACGGCGTCGGCAGCCAGCGGGGTGACACAGGGGGTGAACCTGCAGAAGGCGGAGTACACACGAAGTATGAATGAACGGTTTTCGGAATACACCGGCCTGTCGGTGTCAGTGAACAGTATCAGCGAACTGTCGCCGGCATCCTGTTACGACAGCGTGATGCTGGCAACAGCCAGCGACCCGGAAGCGGCCGGTATGCGCACCCGCCGTCACGTCACGATAGTGGAGAGTACGCTGATGACAACGGGGTGTGCACAGCAGGCGGTGAACTGGGAAATGAACCGGCGCTACGGGCGTTCAATGGCCCTGAATGTGACGGTGGACAGCTGGCGTGACAGTGCAGGGGGGCTGTGGCAGCCCAACACCTTTGTGCCGGTGAGCATACCGGCACTGGGGGCGGACAGTCTGAACTGGCTGGTTTCTGAGGTGACATTCAGTCGTGACGATGAGACGGGGACCACGGCATCGCTGGTTCTGATGCCGCCGGAAGCGTTCAGCGTGCAGCCGTACCGTTTTTATTCCGGCGTGGCCGGAAGGGATGTGTCGTCATGAATCCTGTACAGGTGCTTTTCCGCCGTCTGGTATCACTGCTGAGCGTGGGGCGCGTGACGGCGGGGGATGACAGCGGTGTGGTGCAGACCGTGCAGGTGCAGAGTCCGTCAGAGGTGCGCAGCGACACGCCGGTTCTTCAGCAGTTTGGATTTTCCTCAGTGCTGCCTGCCGGAACGGATGTGGTGGTAATGAGCCTTGCCGGAAACCGCAGCAGCGCGGTGGTGGTGGCGTCCGGGCATCAGTCATACCGGATTAACGGTCTGAACAGCGGCGAGGTGGTGGTGTACAACCAGTGGGGGCAGTACGTCCGGCTGGGTGAGGATGGGATTGTGGTGGAGGCGTCAGGGCAGCCGGTGTTGGTGAACAGTGCCACCACGCTTGAGGTGACGGCGACGGACGGGGTCACCCTGAAAACGCCGTCGCTGAAGGTGACGGGGGATATCACGGACAACTGCGAAAGCAACAGCACCACGCTGAAGGCGCTGCGGGAGGCATACAACGACCACACACATCCGGTCAGCGGTGTGGAAAGTGGCGGCAGCACGGTGACAAGTCAGGCAACCACGGAGACGGTGTGAGATGAGCGATATCACGCTTTTTTACGATGAAGAGGCGCTGCATTGCGACTGGTCGGTGGGGACGGGCGATATGGTCTGCGGAAATGACCTGCAGACGGCCATTCTCATCAGCCTGTTCACGGACCGGCTGGCGGATGCATCAGATGAGACGGACGACGGCAACCGGCGCGGATGGTGGGGTGACCTTGAGCAGGATTACCGGGTCGGCTCCCGGTTGTGGCTGCTGCGCAGGCAGAAACTGACCACGCAGGTGGCGCTGAAAGCGGAGGCATACGCCCTTGAAGCGCTGCAGTGGCTGAAGGACGACGGCGTGGTGGCTTCACTGGATGTGGAGGCGTGGATAGTGCCGCCGGACCGGCTGTACATGACCATTGTTTATCAGCGTCCGGATGCGGACACGACGGAATACCAGAAATTTTATCAGGTGTGGGAGGTATGACATGCCGTTTGAACGCCCCGGATTAAGTGAGCTGCGGGAGAAAAGCCGGTCGTATGTGACCGGTCAGCTGGATGAGGCGGGGGCTCTGCTGCGGTTTTCCACGCCGGGGATTCTGGCGGATGCCGTGGCGGGCATGACGCATCTGCATTACGGCTACCTTGACTGGATAGCGCAGCAGTGCACACCGGCCACGGCCACCGGGGAATATCTGGCGGCGTGGGGTGCGCTGAAGGGTATCATCCGCAAGGCCGCAGAGGCCGCGGCCTGTGACGAGGTGCAGTTCACGGGAACCGTCGGCAGCACCGTGAGTGCGGGGGCGGTACTGAACCGTGCGGACGGGTATCAGTACACGCTGGATGAGGATGTGAGCATTGACAGTGACGGCAGCGGTACGGGGAGTATTACCGCCGTGCTGCCGGACCCGACGGATGACAGCAGCGGCGGTGGCGACGACGGTAACGCGGATGCCGGTACGACACTGACACCGGATGTCACCTGGTCCGGTATTGACTCAACGGTGACGATGGTGACGGCTGCCACCGGCGGCAGTGACACTGAGGAAGAGGAGACGTACCGTCAGCGTGTGCTGTATGCGTACCAGAACCCGCCTCAGGGCGGTGCGGCGGCGGACTATGTGCAGTGGGCACTGGAGGTTCCCGGCGTGACCCGGGCGTGGTGCGTGAACCGTGCGCTGGGGTTCGGAACGGTGGGTGTCTACATCATGACGGACGGTGACGACGAGGACAACGCCGGGGGCTTTCCTGACGGCACGGACGGCGTGGCAACGGATGAGGACTGGACAGACCGGAAAGCCACGGGGGTACAGCTCACGGTGGCGGACTATATCCGCGATTACCAGCCGGTCACGGCGGTGGTGTATGTGATGTCGCCGGTGGCCAGAAGCATTGATTTTGAAATACAGGGGCTGAGTGATGCCACGGCGGCACTGAGGGCACAGGTGGAGAGCGCCATCAGCGAGGTGCTGTACAACGTGGATGAACTGGACGGCAGCGGGGTGATTAATCTTTCTGACCTGTATTACGCCATTGCGGACATTGAGGGGACAGACGGCTTCATTCTGGTGTCTCCTGACAGCAACATCACGCTGTCGCAGGGAGAGCTGCCGGTCACCGGCAGCATCACATGGGCAACATGAGGAACAGGATGAGTCGTTTTTCACATGATGACTACACGTGCGCGCTGCTGAATCTTCTGCCATCGGGGATGGCGTGGAGCCGGTTGCCTGAGAGCGTGCAGTACAGGCTGATACGCGGGCTGGCGCAGGCGTATCAGCAGAGTGACGCTGATGCGTGTGCACTGATAACAGGGGCCTTCCCGGAAACGGCGGATGCGCTCACTGATGAGTGGTATGCCTCGCTGGGGCTGAATGATGAATGCGGAACGCAGGTATCCACCACAGACCTGGCGCAGGCCAGAAAATTCATTCTGGCGAAGCTGCTGTCGACGGGCGGGCAGAGCGTGGCGTATTTCACGGAGCTGGCGGCGACGATGGGCTACAGCATCCGTATTCGTGAGTACCGCACGCCGCTGTGCGGATTTTCGTGGTGCGGGCATCTGCTGAGTGACGACAACCGGTTTCACTGGGTCGTGGTGGTGTCACCGCCGGGGGATGACGTGACCACCTCACGGGCGTACCTGGAGTGCCTGTTTCGTCGTTATGCCCCGGCACAGACGCTGGTGACGTTTGAGTGGCAGTCGTCATACAGCGCCGCCCTGAGCGTGGCGTGGGACAACAGCACGCGCCTTCTTTCAGGTGCACTGACGGCGGATGAGGGTGTGGTAGTGTCGGGCGTGACTGTGAATGTCGTCATCAAATCCATGTCCGGGCAGAGGTATGTGGCGACGGTGGCCACAGACAGTGACGGGGGCTGGTCGTTTGAAGCGGATGATGAAACCTTCACAAATGGCAGTTACACGGTTTATGCGCAGGCGGACGTGGATATGCCGGATGATGTCACGGTGCCTGTACGAAGCGCGTTACTGAATGTACGGATACAGGCACAGGAAGAGGCGGAAACCGGTGATGATGAGCAGACATCTGACGACACGACGCAGGAGCCGCTGGTCATTAACCGGGTGATGCTTCAGTCGGGGCGCACGACGCAGGAGCCGCTGATTATCAGCAGGGCACACCTTCAGTCGGGATACCCGACGCAGGAGCCGCTTGTCATTAACAGTGCGATGCTTCAGTCGGGATATCTGACGCAGGAGCCGCTTGTCATTAACAGTGCGATGCTTCAGTCGGGATATCTGACGCAGGAGCCAGTGGTCATTAACAGGCTCTGGCTGAATTTTGCCGTCACTAATGAGTGACAACAACGAAAGGAGACTGTTTTTGAACTCAATCATACTTGAAGGATTCCGGCAGATAGCGGCGGATGAGGCGCTGTGCGACAGCTACACTTCAGACAACATTCTTTCCGCACTGAACAAAAACGGCGTCACACTTATCACCGAAATGTCAGGTTCGGTGAGTTCTGTGTGCCGCACCACGCAGACCATCAATACGGTGGCGCGTACCGGGCTGGCATTCACGACATCATCAAACCTCATGCTCAGGTGTCTGCTGCCTGATTTGAGTGAGACGGCGGTGCAGTTCGGGTTTCGCTTGTCACTGGGGGAGGGAGAGAAGTATTCCCCTTCTCCGTCTCACATCGGGATTGGCAGCGCATCGTTCACCACCCCGTATCCGGATGAAGCCGCCAGCTACTATTTTGAGATTTTTGCTACCTGGAACGGCAGCAGCACGGTCAGTGCCAGTCTGTACTGTAACCGCGCGCTGGTCGGGAGAGCGACTCTCGGTGTGTCATCGTCAGGAACAGGGGCGGTGAGTGTCCGGATTGGCGGTGGCAACAATGTATTTGCATCAGGTGTGAGCGGCATTTTCATGCTGGGTGATATGTACTGCATGACGGTGCCGTATGGTGATAACTATGATGCCTCACCATCACTGCTGGGGAGTATTGAGGTCGGCTACAGTCCGGTAACGGCATTCACCGGGGGGAGTGCCACAAACTCGCTGAGTAAAGATATTGTCACCGGGCTGAACGCATCTGATGACGACAGCGGGTATCTGATACTGAACAGTTCAGGTGAAGCCGCCGGGGTCACGTTTGAGGATATTGATAACACAGAAGGAACCCTGGTTGCGGTGCAGGCGGCGGTAACCCTGAGGGAATCCGCTTCGCCGAACAATTTTCTGGCATGGAGTGTGGGGTGCGGAAGCAGCAGGGGCGATGTGATATCAGAAACGGAGGCAGTAAGCGACACAAACAGCTGGACGACGGTGACGCAGGGGTTCATGAGCATGCCCGGAGATGGCGGTGCGTTTGAAACAGGTGCACTGACCTTCACGGCGAATCTGTATAACCGGGAGAAAAGTGAACAGGAGACGGCCTGATGAGAAAAATATCGGACATCACATCATATGTGGATGAGAATGACGAGTTCACGGACGGTGAGCCAGCCACAGGCGTGAAGCCGACGCCGTTGCTTGCTCTCTGGTTCAACGTCATACAGCGGGAGATGGTGAAGGTGGTGGAGAGTGCGGGGCTGACACTGGACCCGACAGATGACACACAGCTCTGGCAGGCGTTATCGAAATATTTTGCCTCACAGGAGAATGTGAACACCGCTATTGGTGCTCTGGGTACGATGGCCTCCCAGAACAGTGATGCGGTGGATATCACCGGAGGCGCGATAACAGGCACCTCTCTGACGGGTGACCTCACCGGTAATGCGGACACGGCCACAAAACTGAAAACGGGGCGGACAATCCGGACAAATCTTGGCAGCACGAGTGCTGTCAGTTTTGATGGCAGCTCTGATGTTACGCCGGGCGTGACCGGCACACTGCCGGTGAGCAATGGCGGTACAGGGGCCACGACTGCGTCAGAGGCCAGAACAAATCTGGGGCTGGGAGATGTGGCAACCCAGAGTCTGAGTACGCTCGATGCCCGTTACCTGCTGACGACAGGAGGTGTGTCGGCGGTAAGGCTGGGGAGTGTCAGTTCATATAGCCCTCCCGGCAACGAGTCGTCGTGGACGCAGAATCTTTCCTCCGGCAATGTGCTCACAGGGATTATCGTTCAGGATACAGGGTCCAATTCTGCGGATAACATTGGCGGAATTTATTACAGGCAGGTTCAGTACTGCGTGAACGGAACCTGGATAACAGCGGAGTCAGTTTAACATGGTGAACATTAAAAATTTCACGACATACACCCCGGAAAACCCGCCCGTGGCGTGGGGCAGATATCTCATCAGCGAGGACGGTCAGGACTGGTATGAATGTCAGACGCAGTTTGCAGAGGATACATACAAAGTTGCGTATGACAGTGACGGTATTGTGCGCAGTATTTCGGGCGATGTGTCGGCACTTTGTCCTGTCAACATGAGTGTTGCTGAGGTTGAGTCGCTGCCGGACGGAGCGGATATTGACGGCAACTGGGTGTTTGACGGGGAGAGTGTTGTGGCGCGCACACTGACAGCAGAGGAGTGGCAGGCAAATGCGGAATCGCAACGAAGCGCGCTGATATCGGATGCGAAGGCGACAATCAGTCTCTGGCAGTCGGAGCTTCTGCTGGGCACCATCAGTGATGATGACAAAGAGAGCCTGACAGAATGGATCGCTTACATAAAGGCGCTTCAGGCGCTGGATTTAAGTGATGTGACGGATGAGGAGAGTTACAACTCGACAGTCTGGCCGGATGAACCGGGAGCCACAGCATAAAAACCGCTGAGAAGCGGTTTTTTTGTGCCTGAAAAACGGAAGGCACGGCTACTGCAATAAAAAAAGCCCCAGCCATGGTGAGTCGGGGGGGCTGAAAAGTCCTATGCCCAAATGGATGTATATAAAGCATCTAAATTCTAATAAGTCAGGGTGAATACTGGAATAGTTTAATGACAGTATTGCTGAAAATCTAAATAATTGTACCGAAAAATGATTTTTTAGCCGTCTCTTACACGATTGGAAATTTCATTGACTTCACTGCTCTCACCAGACATGGCGAAATTTCTCACATGCGAATGAATGATTCTCGGATGTGTGTGGAAGATATTTGGTGGGCGTTTTTCAGGGACAACACGCGCCTGAAAAACCAAAGTTCCGGTGACTGTAACGTTGTATCAATAAGAAAAGCCGGCATGGTTGATGCCGGTTATATCAAGACGTGATATATAAGTGGGATGAAAGAGTTTCCGGAAGCAGAATCTAACGAAAAAACATATTTGAATCAAATATGTTCAGATATGTTGTGATTTGGTTTTGTGTAACCAGTTTTTTATAGCGATATTTACCTCATTTGGGTGAGTTATGTTTAATGCATGATGAGCACCAGATATGATTTTAAGTTCAGAATACCCGAGCATTTTGTGCATACTCGTCGCTCTTTCCGGTGGTATTCCTGTATCGCTGGAACCATGAAGAATCAGAGTGGGTGTTCTGATGGTGTGAACTTTATCTGAAATGTCGTCGCGCTCCAGCATTGCATGCATGGCAACCCTGATGTTTTCAGGTTTATGGCGCAACCATGTTTGTTTCCATTTCGCTGCTTCAGAGGCATTATTTCCGAAAAAAACGGGTAATAATGACGATATTATCTCTTCCTTTATGACTGGGTCTTGCCATCCATTACACAGCTCCATATAACTGGACGCAATCTCTGGTGGATCCTGCTCTGCCTGGGTTGCCATAAGGATTAGTCCGAATAAACGTTCTGGATGCGACAGCGCAAATCGTAATGATATATATCCGCCCATCGACATTCCCCCTAAAACGAACTTATCCATTTGTAGTGAATCTGCAACGCCTAGAATATCATCAACGATATCATAGAGCGAGAAAGCTTCTGTTTCTTTAGTATTTTTATCAAACCCCCTGACATTAATACAAACAACTCTGTGTTTTTCTTTTAGCTCGTCAAGCTGATATTTAAACATTTCATTATTCATGAAAAATCCATGAACGAATATGACGGGGGGATTGTTTTTATTTGTTTCAGTGTATCCAGAATCAGTAAACGTAAAATTCATGATTACTCCATTATTTAGACGGTTATGTTGTATATTTCGCTAATGATAGCGGAGAGTTAAAGTGTGCTGCTGAACAGAAATCTACCTGTCAAAACCCTTCTGACGTTTATCTACCAAGATGGAGATAATATTGTCAAGTATTCGTTAGGATACAAAAGTATCGGTTTAATAGTAAAATCTAAGAAGTATTCGTGCGACTGTATGCCTCATTGATTTTTCCTTTCTCGCAAGACATAGCTAATTCTCGGCACGTTGATGAGCTATTTTCATATATTGTGCAGTAAGCGTTTTTCTCGGAGGTGCTGGCAAGAACAATACATCCTAGTTTTTTCTGATTAGTGCCGCTTATGCATCGATGATAAGGGATATTTGTTCTGTGAGCCTGGCGGGAATGGTGTCGCCAGCATCATTGGCTTCTACCCAGTAAAAAGAGGCGAGGAAACATGCACGACAGGTGCTACACGTCATGCATAGATTGGGATTACTCATAACTAGCCACAGCTATAGGTCGTTAAGAGATTCGCAGCACGCTGTATGCAATAACGTGCTGCGGCTGGCTGGTGAACTTTCGATAGTGCGAGTATTGAATGATTTCCAGCCGTTACCGATTTTACGTGTTTATTATTGAACAAACCACTCGTCAGCAGACTCCCAGGTATCTTTCAGAGTCTACTGAACAAATGTTTTTGCAGAATCCTTATCTGCGGTGCGTGTAACAGAAAGCTCATCATTGCTGGTGGCTTTTACGATCACTTCTACATCGTCATAACGCTTACTGATGCGCCGAGTTAATTCTTCCTTTAACGCATCCACAGCACTGTTTGGCATTTTAGTCATTTTCTCTTTGGCTATGCAGATATCAATACGCAT